GGCGGCTTGGCAATCGGCGTTATGATCGGCATGGTTGCGGCGGTTGCGCTGCTGGCTGTTGGTGCTGCGGCACTTGCCCCGGCACTTACTGCTGGCGCGGTTGGATTTATCGCGTTTGGTGCTGCGTTGCTGATGGTTGGCGTTGCTGCGCTTGCTGCTGGTGCTGGTATATATCTAGTCTCCGCTGCACTGCCCACCTTATGCGAATACGGCGCACAGGGTGCGGTTGCTATTGCTGCACTTGGCGCGGGAATGATTGCGTTTGCTGCTGGTGCGCTGGCTGCTGGCGCGGCTTGTATTGTGCTTGGTGCTGGTATCACAGTTGTAGCGGCAGGGCTTGCACTGGTTGGTGCGGTTGTGTTGCTTACGGCTGCGGGAACGTTGGTTTTAGCTGCTGGCATGGCAGCGCTTGCGGCTGGTACGTTGGTTCTGGCTGCAGGGCTGATGGTAACAAGTGCTGCATTGCTGGCTATCACGGCAACCCTTCCGCTTGCTGCGGCTGGTGCGCTGTTGGTTGTGGCATCGTTTACCGCGCTGCTGGCTATATCTGTTGCCCTTAGTGCGATGCTAGTGGTATTAACTGCTACGTTCGTTGCTATGAGTGTAGGTGCGGCGGCTGGCGGCGTTGCAATTGCTGCGTTTGGTGTTGCTGCTGCGGCAGCTTGTGTAGGTGTTGCGGCTTTGGCTGTTGCACTGAAAAGCACAAAATCTAGCCTGGGTAGCATGGCAAGCAGCGCAAAAAGCACGCAATCAAGCCTGGAAGGCATGGTTTCTTCGGTGAAAATTGTAGAATCTGGATTGAACGCCTTAGGAAGCAAGGCAAAATCCGCCATGAACAGCCTGATTTCCGCATTTAGTAATGCCGCAAGCAAGGCGCAATCATCCGGCAAGCAAGCCGGTGATGGATTCGCGAACGGCATGAAATCTGGTTTGAACAAAGCAACATCTTCGGCAAAAACGGCAACCAATCAGATCGGAAGCACCCTAAATAGCGCCGCCAGCAGGGCGAAAAGCGCAGGAAACAACCTAGGCAACGGGTTTTCCACTGGTGTTCGTTCCGGCATGTCAAAGGCTTCTGCGGAGGCTTCTGCGGGCGTTTCCGCCGTTACATCCCGGTTGCGCACCGGGTACGGCGCGGCATATAGTGCAGGTGCATATATCGGCATGGGCTTTGCCGCTGGTATGCGTTCACAGTTGGCTTCAATCCGTTCTGCTGCGGCACAGATGGCGGCGGCGGCAGATGCGGCAATCAGGGCAAAAGCCAAGATCAACAGCCCTTCAAAGGTTTCCACCGAATTGGGCGAATATTTTGGTGCAGGATTCACCAATGGCATAAACAGCATGATTATGGATGCGCAGCGTGCATCCGAAAAACTGGTATCCATTCCAAACCTGCCGAAATTGCAGCGCCATGCATTCTCCGGGCAGCTTGCAGAAGATTATGAATATACGCGCAATGCGAAGTATACTATTATCGTCCCGGTGGAAATGGACGGGCGCGAGGTTGCACGGGTGACTGCGCCATATACAGAAGATGAATTGAACAGGCGAAAAACACGTAATAATCGAAAGAAAGGCTGTTTGGCATGATTTATAAATTCATTGATGTGAATGAAAAACAGTTGGAACCATGCTTGCCAGACGAAGCGATTAAATTCAATGGTGTGTGGTTGGATGATGTTATACCCGGTTATCGCACATTGCAGGTCTCCGGCAGAGAATCAATGACATCAGAAATCACAGATACTGACATTGATTCCAGGGATGGAAACATTTATCAGTATGCTAGGTATTTGCCACGGACGATTACGGTTGTATTTCAGCTGATTGCGCGAGATTCGCAAGATTTCCGTGATTCGTTCAACAGACTGAATGCACTATTATCGCCCGAACAGGCGAAGATTATATTTGCAGATGAACCAGATAAATATTTTATTGGCACGAAGGTCGGCATTCAATCTATACCAGCCGGACGCAATTCGATTACTGGCGAAATTGAATTTTATTGCGCAGACCCTATAAAATATGCCGTAAACGAAACAGTGATATCTGCTAATTCGTCTGGTGCGTTCGAATTTAAATATACAGGTTCATACCCGGCGTATCCAACGCTTGAAGCAGAAATGAAATCGGATAATGGATTTGTCAGCTACGATCACAATTCATCTGTCCGCGCGTCGAATTATGGAAGCCCCAAAAGCGGAGATGTGGATGAATATAGCACAGGAACGCCTGTATCCCACGGAAGCATTTTGGTTGGAAACCCCGGCGAGGAGGATGGCGTCATGCACCAATATTCCGAAACCCTGATTGACAATGTTTTCACTGGCAGCATTCCGAACGAATGGCGATCTAATGTAGCCGAACCGTTGCTTTCGTCTACATACAGCGTAACAGGTTCTGTTGGAATTGTAGGTTACACGAAATATACAGAAAATGCAGCCAGCCAATCATCAGCAGCCGGCGCCGTTGATTACGGAAGCGGTGCAGATGGTACGTGGCACGGTCCGTCCATTACAATGGATATACCAAACGATTCTAATGGTTATGCAGGTGCAAAATCGTTCACGCTAAAATTTCAAAATTATTTTATCGCCAATAGTGTATCCGAACTTGGTGTGTTTCAGCTGCTGGTATCAGGACACGCAAACGGGGAAAGGGTGATCATTTGCGGAATCACGTTTTACCGGTCCAGCGCGGCTTATAGCAACACCAATTGTTTTATTACTGCGGGGGGCGAAAATGTAAAGACGTTTTCGTTTGATCGAACTAGTGTAAACAATGTCACAGGGTTTGAATCCGATCCTGTGGAAATTGATAAATACGGTAGTACGGTCACATTTCGGTATGGAAATGATGAATATGGAATTGAACTGCCTGAATTTGCAGAAATCGAAGCAACGGGAATTGACATTTTCTTTGGGCAACGTGGCAGTTCAGGCGTAATGACAAATCTTTTGGAATCCATAAACTTTAAAAAACACAACGTGGATTCATTGGAAGACACACCGAATTTGTTTTCCAATGGCGATATTGTGTCTGCCGACTGCGCAAACGGAAATATATATGTCAATGGCGTGGCAAACAATAAAATCGGGGATATTGAAAATGCATGGGAGGAGTTTTATCTGAGACCCAACGAGTTCAATTATATCCATTGTAGTTGCTCCGACTGGGCCGAAAGGCCAAAATATACAATCAGATTCCGGGAGGCGTATTTATGATTGTGTATTTCACAGATAGATATATGAATATATTGGGGAAAGCATCTACATCTTTACCACAGGGAATGCGTTTGAAAAACGATGTCACTACAGACGATGTGGAGGCTGGGGGTAAAACGCTAGAATTTACTATTGCATACGGGAAAAATAAACGCGCTTTGGTAGAAAGGATGACAACTCCCGGCAACTATATCCTGAAAAATAGTGATGATGAAAAAGGATTTTACACGGTCATTGATTCCGATACTGATACCAAAACACGATCTGTGACAGTTTATGCGGAAAATGCCGGATTGGATTTGTTGAACGAAACCGCTACGGCATATGTGAATACAACGGCACATCCGATTGCTTACTACATTGAGAAGTTTGCATATGATTCCGGGTGGGTAATTGGGATCAATGAAATCAGTGACAGATCACGGGCTTTATCGTGGGACGGCGAATCATCTGTTACGGAACGTATTCTATCTATAGCAACGCAGTTTGATGCCGAGATCGGATTTTCGTTTGAAATTGAACGGATGAAAGTTTCAAAAAAGCTTATCAACATCTATAAAAAACGGGGTTCTGACAATGGGGTAGAACTGCGTCTTGGGCGCGAACTGACACGCATCATTACAAAACGATCTATATCTGAATTAGCAACTGCACTGAAGGTTACCGGAGGTACACCGGATGGTTCGGATGCACCTATTACGTTATCTGGGTATAAGTATGATGACGGCGACATTTATTTAGAAGGAACGTATTTAAAATCCAGATCAGCGGTGAAGAAATGGAGCAGGTACAATTCCGAAGAAGGAAGCTACACTGGACATATCATGAAAACATACACATATGACACGACCAGCAAGTCGGAGCTATGCAATCGAGCTGTAAAGGAACTAAGACGGATATCTAAGATTGATATTACGCACGATGTAGAGTTTATCAGTGTGCCACCCGGCGTGCAGTCCGGGGATATTGTGAAAATTATTGATTCAGAAGGGGATACGCGATTTACAGCACGTGTCATGAAGTTGGTTGTTTCCGAATCCAATAAAACCAGGAATGCAGAACTAAGCGATTGTGAATGAATCGAGGTGCAAAAATGATAATTTCCTTCACACAACGGAAAACTGAACTGGAAATGGATGATACCACAAGTCTGATTCAGTTTAGCCGTAATACTCCGGTTTCAGTGCGCTTATCGGATAATACATATTTGTCCAATGCAGATATTCCGCACCCGAACTATCGGTATATTTTAACGTGGCAAGATAAAAACCGGATCAATGTTGCAAAGACCGATCTAGAATATGATGAAGAAACAGAATTGTACTATGGAAATGTAGGAAAGGCGGCAACCATTTTCAGCGGGCTGACATACGTTGCGCTTGCCGCAATAGACCCAGATAACGGTATAACATTGACAACGCATTCGGCTGAGGTATATATTCTAAGGTCCATTGATCCAGAATCTGCATTTATTGACGATCCTGCATCGCTGTCGGATATTATTGACAAAGCTGTTGACAAATGGATTACTGCCAATGGTGTAGCGACCGCGGAACAGGCGGCACAGCTGGATATGATGCGCAGCGTTGAAATGGATACAAACACTGTATCCTTGTGGGAAAGCGGCCAAATCAACTCCGATGGAACAAACGATACAAATAATACCAGAATCCGCACGATCGGTTATATACCTGAAAATGTAGTCCGTGTTAAAACAGATGGTCAGGCCAATGTCAGGGCGCAGCTGTATGCCGCAGACGGTACGTTCGTCAAGGTATCGGCGCTGGGATTCACGCAGGATTTTATGGTTGCAGATGTACTGGCAGAAAACAGTCAGGCCGCCAAAATCCGGCTGACCATCCAGCATGTAAAAACAACGACTGTCATTGATACATCGTATTCCGAACATGTTCAGCTGATCGCCCTGACAGATACCGATTTGTCTGCCGCCGGAAAATCGGCAGATGCAGCGGCAACCGGTGCGGCGATTGCGGCACTGAAGGAAACAGACAGCAGCCAGCAGGAACGAATCTGTGGCATTGACCATATCCTGTCCCCAGTATGGGAACAGGGCCATATCAAAACTTCAGACGGTACGGACGGTCTGCCAACCGCAAACAGCTTCAAACTGCGTATCCGGACAGGCTTTCTGCCGGAAGATGTGCAGAAGATCACGACATCCCGATTGGGCTGGCTGTATCTGTTCCGATATGATAAAAATGGAAACTTTATAGATTACATTGATTATGAATCGTTGGCGGAGGTAACCGATTTCGACCACAGTCAGTATTTGTACCGTGCCATGCTGCGTGATGGTCTGGATTATGACGCTGCAACGGACCTTTCGTATACTGCATATGTCCAAATCACAAAAAAGATTAACAGGCCGCTTGTCCGGTTCGACATAGACCACAATATGCGTGATGTATCTGATGCCATGTCCGGTGTAGATTTAACTGCGGATACCCTGCCGGAGAAAACGCTGGAGCAGGTGTACAGCCTATTTGACGGACTGGTTACAGCCTATCCGGATTATGTAACAAAATCGGATGCCGCGGCACTGTGCGGTATGACTTACCCGGATTATGCCAATGGGGTATCGGGCAGCAGCACCTATGCGGATACACCGGCATATAAGACATATCTGTACACCCTTTCGGAATCCAATGCATCTGCCGGAAATGATGGCACGTGCAGGAAGGCAAAGCTGCTGATTGTCTGCGGTGTACACGGACCGGAATATGTCGCACCATACAATGCCTATCTGTTTGCCAGGCAGCTGTGTGACAGCGTTTTGACAGATGCAAACTTCTTCAGGCTGCGGGCGGCGTTTGATGTGTATATCCTCCCATGCCTGAACGGATATGGCATGTATCACAGGCTGCGCGGAAATGCGAACGGGGTAGATATCAACCGGAATTTCCCTGTATCTGACTGGAAGGTGCGGGGCGAAGATACAAAGGATACAGATGCAAGCCAGTACAGCGGTGCGTCTGCTGGCAGTGAATTTGAAACACAGCTGGTTATGAATGTTACGGATTTGATTCAGCCGGATATGTGTATTGACCATCACAATTACGACAAGGAAAAATGGCAGTTCTATACAACGGTATGTGATTACCGGTGGATCGGGCTGATGTATCAGTCGCTGGTGGACTGTTCGTACGCGTTCAAAAAGAAATATCCGCAGTATTTCGGAAGTGGATTTTCCTTATTGGTAGATAAATCCGGTGCTGCACCATCCAGCATATCAAAGGATAAGGCATTGTGTACTGCATCAAAATGGTGGTTCGAAAGCGGCAGGACGTTTGCTGCCACGGTCGAAGCGGCCAAATCTATCAATTACATTGATGGCGTATACACGGATTCCACCGTGGATTACTGCGGCATGGACACATTCTCTGTTGCGGAATACACGCTGCGCAATGTGATTTTACATGCGGCACAGTATGTGCTGGAGAATCGGTAATCAATAAATCGAATGGAGGTATTTTTATGAAGCTCAGAACAATCATTGCTGCTGTAGTGGCCGCATCCATCATTTCCACATCTGCACTGGCCTGCACACCACGGTACAAGTCCACTGTGCCTGATGTGATGGCGCAGGTACGTGTACAGGCTTCAAAAGCTGGTGCGGCTGTAAAAACCAGCGACAACAGCTATTTGCAGGCGGCTTTGGCAGCGGCGGCTGCAGCTGGTGCTGCTGCTGGGTCTGCGGTTGTATCCGGTCAGTAACCGGGAGGGCTGCATGAGTGTCAATGAACTGGTTGCGGGCGGTGGGGGAGCAGTGCTTGTCCTGTTGACGCTGATCCAGATTGCTCCGATTGAAGTCAATCCGTGGTCAGCGATTGCTGCGGCGATAGGGCGTGCGATAAACGGAGAAGTTATCACGTCGGTAAACGAACTGAGAGCTGAGTTACAATCGTTACGGTCTATCAGCGATGAAAGGGAAGCTATAGCTGCACGTATTCGCATCTTACGATTTGGAGATGAAATTTACCAAGGGACGATGCACAGCAAAGAGCATTTCGATCAAACCCTGGATGACATCACTGGTTATGAGCAGTATTGTGCTACGCACCCGGACTTCAAGAACGATATGACTGTGATTACTGTAGAGACGATCAAAGAAACATATCAGAAATGCTTGGAAAAGCACAGTTTTTTATGAAAGGACGTTGAATTATGAAACTGACAAAGGAATGGTTTAAGGCTGCGGGAATTCGTGCTGTAAAAACGATTGCGCAGGCAGCTATTGCCGGCATCGGAACAGCGGCAGCAATGGGACAGGTTGACTGGAAGTATGTCGTCTCTGCGTCTGCACTGGCAGGCGTGCTGTCTGTGTTGACCAGCGTTGCTGGTCTTCCGGAAGTACAGGAAGGTGAATGACTTGAAAACGTACATTGGAACCAAGATCGTTGAAGCGGAGCCCGCAACGCGCGGCGAAGCTTGGGCGAAAATAAATAAGTTGGACGAAGCTGAAACTGCAAGCATGATCGTGCAGATGCCAAAGGACGGCTATCATGTCATCTATTCTGACGGATATGAAAGTTGGTCTCCAAAGGATGTGTTCGAGGCAGCATATCGCTCCTTTAACGCTATGACATTCGGACTGGCGATCGAAGCCATGAAGCATGGCAAGAAAGTCGCTCGTGCCGGCTGGAACGGAAAAGGAATGTACGTGGTATATCGAACCGGATATCCGGAAGGAATCCCGGCAAACAAGAACACGGCAGACGCTATCGGCATCCCAGAGGGAACTCTTTTCAAAGTCCAGCCGTACTTGCAGATGAAATGTGTTGATGGTTCTTTCCAGATGTGGCTTGCATCGCAGTCTGATATTCTGGCTGAAGACTGGTACATCGTGCAGGAGGCAGAATAATGGCTTATACAGTAAAATTCCAAACCGAATCGAAATACAAATCCATCAGATACGGCAGCAACAGCATTTATAACTCTGCCTGCGGGCCTGCCAGTCTGTGCAATGCCCTCAAGGCTCTGGGGCTTGCGGATATCAGTATTCCCACAATGTGTCAGCTGGCAGTTTCCTGTGGTGCACGGGTGGACGGGGGCACTGTGATGGCTACGCTGCTGCGGGAAACTGCACGGAAGTATCATTTTACATACAGCACAACCAGCAGTAATGCAGAACTGCTTGCACATCTGAAAGCCGGTGGCGTGGCAATCCTGCATAATGGCAGCCGATACAAGCTGTTCTCCAACAGCGGGCATTTTGTCGCGGCTGTGGCAGCAAGCGGCACTACCATTACCGTTCTCGACAGTTACTGGTATGATGGAAAATATACCGCATCCTCCATCCGGCGCAATTATGTGAGCGTCGTGCAGAAGGGTGTGGTAAAAACCAGCCTGACCCAGTGCGGCAAGGCGACCATTGACCGCAGACCCAGCTATTACCTGATTTCCCGTGAAGTTATCACGGAAACGCCGACTGAAACAAAGAAGGAGGACGATGAAGTGGTACAGAATGTTAAGATGAAGATTAACGGATCAGTACAGAACGTAAAGAGTATCCTGAAGGACGGCAGGAATTATGTCCAGCTGGCGCAGATCGGCGAACTGCTGGGGCTGCAGATCGGATACACGGACAAGACACCGACGGTTGATTTCGCACAGCTGAAAATCAAGATCGCTGGTACTGACCACACGGTATCCGGTGGTGCAATGGTACCGGGCACATCCTATGCTGCAGTACGTGAACTACTGGAGCTGCTGGGATATGAAGTTGGCTGGGACGCAGATGCGAAAGCGGTAACGGTAAAGTCCGGTGGTGCGGATGCCGGTAGCGGAATCGTAAGCAAGGAGCTGGGAGAATAAGGAGCTGATACAATGTTGAGTATCGACCATGATAACAGGATTCAGATCACCCGTGGCGACAGCGCATACATAACAGTAAACCTGACCGGCTTGGACGGAAATCCCTATGATATGGTATCAGGTGATATGTTGGCACTGACCGTTCGGAAAAAGGCCGAAGACACATCCCCCGTGCTGTTGCAGGCTACCAGTGATACAAACACCATTGCGTTAAAGCCCGCGCAGACCGCCCAGATGGAACCTGGCGGATATAGCTATGATATTCAGCTGACTACAGCGGCAGGGGATGTATTCACTGTTGTCGGTGCGATCAGGCAGAACGTATATTTTGGCAATTTCATAGTTTTGCCGGAGGTGACCATGTGAACACAATCAGTACCGGTACGATTAAAGGTGCAGTAAATGCGGTGACAGTTTCCGGAAAGCTGTGTGCAGGGGGCATCAGCGGGCTGATATGCATTGGATCCATCGACTACGGTGGCGATGCAGAACTGTATACCGGTGACTACACAGTAACACCCAAAACGCACAGTCAGGTGCTGGATACGGCAAACAAGAAACTGCTGCAGGATGTAACGGTAAAAGCTGTGCCGTATTATGAAACATCCAACCAGCGTGGGAAAACAGTTTACATTGCATCGGAGGTATAAAAGTGGGATATAACAAAATCATCTATGGCGGAAGTACCTTGATGGACCTAACCGCAGACACTGTTACAGCAGATAAATTGCTGGAAGGTATCACAGCGCACGATATGTCCGGCGAAACAATCACCGGCACATGTACATATGACAGTGACACCAGCGACGCGACGGCTGCCGTCGCGGAAATACTGACCGGTAAGACAGCATATGTGCGTGGGGCGAAGGTGACCGGAACCATGCCGAATAACGGCGCTGTTACCGGTACGATCAGCACGAAAGCTGGAACGTATACTATCCCGAACGGATACCACGATGGTTCCGGCAAGGTGCAGATCAGCAGCACGGAACAGGCTAAAATTGTCGCCGGAAATATTAAATCTGGCGTCACAATTCTGGGCGTAGCTGGCAGTTATACCGGTGCAGCTATCACAGCCCAGTCCAAAACCGTGACGCCGTCCACAGCTGCACAGACCGTGCAGCCGGACAGCGGCTATGACTATCTGTCCAGCGTAACGGTTAACGCTATCCCGTATGTGGAAAGCGATAACAGTGCTGGCGGTGTTACCGTCACCATCGGGTGATTGCCATGGCAGTGAATAAAGTAGTATATGGAACTACTGTACTGGTTGATTTAACAGGGGACACCGTCACGGCAGACAAGCTGGCGCAGGGCGTCACCGCACACGACAAAAGCGGTGCAGCTATCACCGGCACAATGACGGCAGGTGGTACATCGGATAACAATTGTGAAGCGCATATTGTTGATGTTACCAATCCTGTGGTGAACTTCGCAACGACATCCGGCATTATCAAGGCGTGGGGCTATGCGAAGGGAACTATGTCAGGATATACTACGCCACAGTACGCATTCATGGGAGACACGTACCAATCTATTTCATCGTGGGGCAGCGGCAGCACATTGAGTCTGTCATTGTCGGTGGATTCGTCTGGCAAATTATCTGGTCTTCCCAGTAACCTGGCATCCGGGACCATTCTGGTTACCCGTGGGATTTAACCAGGCGGAAAAGCCCCGCGGCCTATGGCTGCGGGGCGATTTAATGCGTGTATCACTTATGTCCTTATCCGTAAGAATTTGAATGATACGCACATCAAGAATTTACATTCAGGATAGGATAAATGTACAATTTTAGGCTGTTATCATCGTAACGAGTTGTTTTTTCGTAATCAATTCGTTCGATTACAGACTTTAACATGCCATTCTTTTCTTGGGCAGATGTAGCGGTGGAGTATGCAGCCATCAGTTTTTCTATCTTTGGCACGATTTCCTTCTGCTGCACGATGGCCTGACGGCATTCATTTTCCTGTTCAACTGCTTGTTGTAAATCTTCCTGTAATTGGGACTTTTTTTGGAAAATACTTTCTCTGCGTGCAGTAAATTCTTCTGGAGTATATACGCCGATCTCCAGCATTTCATATGCCTTATTCATCCGCGCTTCCTGTTGTTGAAGTTGTTCGGTAATGTGCTGCTGTGTATCATGGGCTTCCTTGATACGGTTTTCCAGATCGCTTACATAACTTCCGGTGCCGACATTTATTTTATAGTCGGATAACCAGCGCTCCAGAGCCTCCAGCAGCGTGCGTTCAACAACCGGAAGCTGGGATGATATCATATCGCATGTAATGTTTCTACAGTCAATGGATGGAGTTGTTCGACCGCTTCGGGGATTTAACTGCATTCTACATCCGCATTTTTTACAGTACAATATCCCTTGAAAGGGGTTGGCAAGCTTTTTGTCATTGTGCAAGGGGATGCCAGGATTTGCTTTGCGCTGCACTTGTGATGCATCGAACAATTCTTTTGATATAATGGGTTCATGCAGACCCTTACATATCAGATAATCATTATTTTTGGGTCTGCATCGTTTTGCCTGCGATATCTTTTTAACAGCTCTGCGCCCCCAATAAACATATCCTGCATAAGTAATGTTTTCCAGTACACCACGTACAGTATTTGGATGCCAGGCATTACCTTTGCTTGTTGGTATGGATTCTGTGTTTAAAACCCTTGCAATGGTCTGGATTCCATATCTTTTGGAAACATGCATGTCAAAAATGCGGCGGACAGTATTAGCTTCTTCTGGAACGATACGAAGCGTCCAGCCCTTTCCGTTCTGGATCCGGACACGCTCGTAGCCGTAAGGTGCAGTTTTGCCGAGATATTTCCCCTCTTTGATTGCTGCAATCTTTCCGGCTTCCATTCTACGGCGGATGGACTTGTATTCTCGGCGTGACATAAACAAACCAAATTCAAAATATTCTTCGTCAAATTCGTTGTTTGGGTCGTAAGTTTTTGCCGGTGTGACAATCTTTGTACCAGAATTTTTAAATGCCTCTGCGACAATGCCCTGATCGATGCTGTTTCCGCGGGCAAGTCGTTCGACTTCCATTACCAGCACAGCATCCCATTTGCTATTCTCGACGTCCTGAAGCAACCGCTGCATTTCTGGTCGTGCTGCAATGCTTTCGCCGGAGCGTACCTCTTCGTAAATCTCGCCAATGTGCCGGTCCTGCCGCTTTGCCAGATCCAGCAGGGCGGTCTTGTGGCGCAATAGGGTGTTGCCGCTGCCGCTTTTCTCGGCATCAATGTCGATGCGAGATTTGCGCAGATAAATTGCATCCATATTCGTTCTCCTTTATATTTACTTTTTTTAAAATATGTAGTAAAATAAAGGGGCAGTATCACCGACAAAAAGTTTACTGCCCCCTCTTGTCCCGTCTTGGTGCTCGAACACCAGGGCGGGATTTTTTATTTACTCGGTTACTGGAAATGTCTTTGCAACCTTTGTGTCATCGAGAGAAATCAGTTCTGTAACTTCAACTTCAACCTCTGAATCGCTGGTTAATACATAATACAACTCACAAGTAAGCGTTGTACCGGTTTTAATTTCCTTGGATGAATTTTCGTACTCATCAGAAAACTCATCCATGAAAGCCAGCTCAAGCTGCACACCGTCCTGAAATGCCTGTGCATTAACGGCAACATCGAACATCATGTTTTCTTCACCGTTGTTGGTATATTCATATTTTACACCGATTACCGGGTTTCCGTCATAGTCTTTCAAGCCGGTTTCGGCATCCAGAATCTTGACATGATAATCGCCCAGATCTCCTTCCGATGCCGGAGCGGCGTCCTCTTTCGGTGTTTCCTGCTGTGCAGTCTGTGCACTACCGGTATCCTTGGTATTATCTGCAGTATTATTTGCACTTGTGTCCCCAGAACTGCCGCATCCCGCAAGCATTGTCAGCAGCATCATAGATGCAGCTACCAAAGCCAAAATACGCTTTTTCATATTTTCATCCTCCTGATGGTTGTGCTAATATGTCGCACATGTTATAATATATTTACATCGTGGGCTTGCACCTGATGCTTCCCCTGTCGGTATTCACGGTACCGGCGGGGGATTTTCTTATTTTAAATCCCACGCAAACTACGGCAGTGCGCAACCGCCAATCCTTCTATGACGATATCATTCATATCTTCACCAAAAAATACCATAGGTCTAATTTTTGGATTTTCTGCAACTAATTGGAGACATTCTCCATCATAGTATACTCGCTTTAGTGTTGCTTCCTCTCCAATTCTGACGGCTGCAATTTGACCATTTTCCACAGTGGGTTGCTTGCGAATATATACGATGTCACCGTCATAGATGTCTACACCGATCATACTGTCACCTTTGCACTCCAGCGCATAGTCAGCTCGAATATGACGAGGCAAATCAACGTAAGCCTCAATATTTTCCTCTGCTAGTATGGGTGTGCCGCATGCAATGCTACCGACAAGAGGAATTTTTTCCATTTCAGGCAGGGGATACATATTGGATGGGAGATCACGCGGTGCACGGGTTCGTTCCATCGGGATGTCATACCCCATAAGCCACGCTTCCGAAACACCCAATGCAAGCCCTAACACAGTAAGTTTTTCTTGTCTTGGTTCTACTTTTCCGTTTACATATTGGCTCAAATCATTTTTTCCCAGGCGGACACCATATTCTTCACAATACGGCTTTACCATATCCAGAATATCTACTTGGCGCAAGGATCGCTCTTTCATGATTTGCCGTAAACGATATGATGTCGTTACTTTTTTCATCGCAGTTTCCTCCTCAACAGTATGTTATCATATCTTGAACAAAAGTTCAATAGTTACAATATAAAAATTCAAAAAAATTGAACTTAACTATTGACAATGTGAAAAGTGTGATGTATAGTATAGACAGTTCAATTTGATTGAACAAAAACGAAACGGAGGTGATTAAAATTATGCCATACGACTATTCCAAATTACTTGGAAGAATCACGGAAAAGATAGGCACGCAGTATAAACTTGCTGAAGCAGTAGGTTTGTCTGAACGGACGGTTTCTTTGAAATTAAACGGAAAAATCGGATGGAAGCAGACTGAAATTGAAGACATTTGCAAAGTCTTGGATATTGATAGGTCTGAAATCGGCGACTATTTTTTTGTCTTGTGAGTTCAATTTATTTGAACAAAAGTACGAGGAAAGGAGACTAAATGAACGATTCTGTTTTATTAAAGTATTATTCTACGAAATCCTTGGTTCAGGAATTAATGTTCCGTGAAGGCGTAGAGACAAAACAAATCGAGCCGTATCAAGATGACGAAGTATCTGTCAACGGCCCGGCTGTTGTGTTAATTGTTACGGATTAAGCCATACGGTGGTACGCATAAGAACCTTTGATGTAGCGAGCTAAATATGAACCTTTAGAAGAAGCATTCATCAGCCCGTTGTAAACACTTTCGGGTACTTCTGAGTACGCATATAAACCGCCTGAATTAAAACGAACATACAGAGTACCGGATTCGTATCCGATACTATCAATGTTTGAAGAAATGACAGGAACCATATGCATGATTACACCCTCCATTCACAAAGTTTTATATATGGTATCAGGTAAACATGAATCAGGTGTAACTGGATTGTGAACGGACATGTGGAATATTGTGTACGATTTGTAAAAAAAGGAGAAACAATGAACGATTTAATCAAAATTAACTACGACAGTGAGCGGCCTACAGTGCTGGGACGCGACTTACATGAATTTCTCGGAGTAGAAACGGAATATAGGCACTGGTTTCCGAGAATGTGCGAATACGGTTTCGCAGAGGGTACAGATTTCAACCCGGTCAAAATTGACCGGGTTCGCAGAGAAGGAAACCGAGATGTTACCCGCACACTGGATGACCACCAGCTCACGATCCCGATGGCAAAGGAACTGTGTATGCTCCAGCGCACCGAAAAGGGTAAGGAAGCACGGCAGTATTTCATCCAGATCGAGGAACAGTGGAACAGTCCGGATGCCATCATGCAGCGTGCGTTGCTGATTGCAAATGCACGGGTTGAAAAGCTTCGTGGAGAAAACAAGCAGTTGCAGGTAGCCAATGCCGCCCTTACCGTTGACAAGCAGATCATGCAGCCGAAGGCGGATTACTTCGACCAGCTGGTTGACCGTAACCTGCTGACAAATTTCCGTGATACAGCCAAGCAGCTGGGCATCAAGCCCCGCACATTCACCAATTGGCTGCTCGAACATAAATACCTCTTCCGGGATAAACATAGCAAGCTGATGCCCTATGAATCCAAGAACAACGGATTGTTCGAGGTAAAGGAGTTTGTGAACGAAAAGACTGGATTTGCCAGCACGCAGACAATGGTGACGCCAAAGGGACGTGAGACATTCCGCCTGCTGTGTGAGGGAATCTAGTTGGAATATCCAATACATAAGACTAATTATGACAACCCGAACTGCATATAAAAACCCGAGGTGATTTTATGAAAAAGTATCAGCCGTTAGAGGGTAATATCCTTGCGGAGTACAAGGACGAAGTTTCCGGTGCAACCGCATACATCATGGATACGTTTATTCGTGATGTGCCTCCGGAAGAAATGCGGAGACGTGAAGAAAGAGCTGTGGAAACAGCCCGGCGCATTTTGGAACGAGCTTACATGAAGAATCATTGAAAACCAATCCCGCGGTGTAACGCGGGCACAGGAAAAGGAGGGACATCCCATGAACACTGACAGAATGTGCGAGATTAACAAATACGCACTGATGCAGGCACCAGCAAAGGATGAAAGCGACTTCGCGCCGCGCATTGTAATCATTGACAATAGCCGGCCTATCGGCAAGCGGAGAGTGGAGCGTTTAGTCAGAGAAGGATACAAGCCTGTTGGCTGGATCGAAAGCCATTTGAAGCCGTCACAGCTGATGCGTGGCTTTGAAGCTGACAGGTATCATCAGTATGAGCAGGCGTGTGAAAAGCTGAGTAAAATCCGCTTGGTATTAAACGAGGAGCACAACCAATGAACAATAAGGACCTTGCCGCCATTGCACTTGCAGGCGTGGTAACAATCGTATTTTATGCCGTATGTGCGGCGGTGCTGATCGGGATGATGGAGGTGATGATGGTATGACCGGAATTCTGATTGCCGTGTCCGGCGTTGTAGCTGGCTGGAAGCTGCACAAATGGTTCGAGCACGAAAGCCTGAACCGTCGGTATCGCAAGAGCGTGCGGATCGCCGCCCGCAGCTACAAGCGGCGCCAGAGTAACGGCAGGCCGCGGACCGTCCGTACAGCTGGTGATGATTATGCGTAAGATCAAAACAACATCGGCCATCAAAGCTGCAGATCAGCTGAGCGAGTACTGCTTTGCCAACCATAACCCTGATGGCAAATGCAAGTGTCCGTTTTGGGAAACGTATCCATATGGTCATTGCATGCTGCATAAGCCGTTGGTGTGGCCGATGACGCGAATTAAGGAGATGAACAAATGAACAGCATCTGCAATGAAGATTGCTTCCACTGCCCGTATCCGGATTGCATCAGAGATGATCTGACGGCAGCTACATATGCAGAGTTGGCGACCATTGATAAGACTATCATCAATCCTCCGACTTGGAAGCAGCGGAAGGTGGCAGCTCAGCAGCGTGCCTACCGTGAAGCCAACAGGGAGAAGGTGGCAGCTCAGCAGCGTGCCTACCGTGAAGCCAACAAGGAGAAGGTGGCAGCTCAGCAGCGTGCCTGGTACGAAGCCAATAAAGACAAATGGCGCGAGTACAACCGGAGAAGCCGGGCAAAGAAAAAAGCCCCTGTCGCGGCGGCAACCACAGGCAAGGGCAAACAAAAATAAAACCACCATTAGTATAACACAGGAGGTCAAAATGTCAAATTATTTTTCTTTATATCAGCTGAGTCGTGCTTATCAGGAGGCGTTTGAAAACCTTGAAGTTGACGAAGCCACCGGCGAGATCACGAATTTCGCTGATATCGACTTCATTGAATCGAGCTTTGAGGATAAGGCTATCAACTGTGCGCTGTACATCAAGGGCCTTGATGCTGAAATTGAAGCGTACAAGGCCGAGGAGGAACGCCTGAAGAACTGGCGCAAAGCCGCAGAGAAGAAGCGTGAAAGCTTCATGGAGTACATCGAGAGCTGCATGGATGAGGTCGGAAAGACCAAGATTCAGGACCCAAGGGCGCGTCTGAGCTTCCGAAAGTCTGAGCAGCTGGTTGTCGATGATCCGGACATGCTGCCACGCAAGTTTATTGTGGTAAAAACCGAGGAGAAGCCGGATAAAACTGCCATCAAGGCTGCGATCAAGGCGGGAGCAGATATTTCTGGCGCGCACATTGAGAGCTGCCGTAACCTGCAAATCAAGTAAACAGGAGGAATCCAGATGAAAATTACATATGGGCGCATTCACAGCGCCCAGAAGGTTGTTATCTATGGACCAGAAGGAATCGGCAAGAGCACTTTTGCATCCCGATTTCCAGAGGCATTGTTCATCGATACCGAGGGCAGTACAAAGCTGCTGGACGTTGCCCGGCTTCCTGCACCGCAGAGCTGGCAGGACGTTCTGGACGAAGTCAACTACGTTGCCAACAATCCCACCTGCTGCAAGACGCTGGTCATTGATACTGCGGACTGGGCGGAACAGCAGGCCATCAGCGCAATTTGCCAGCGCGCGAAGAAGTCGGGCATCGAAGATTTTGGATATGGCAAGGGGTATACCTACGTTGCCGAAGAGTTTCAGGGCTTGCTCCGGAAGCTGGACAAGCTGATTGATCTCGGAATCAATGTGGTTATTACTGCCCATGCCAAGATGCGGAAGTTCGAGCAGCCGGATGAGATGGGAGCTTATGACCGCTGGGAACTGAAGCTGTCCAAACAGTCCGCCCCATTGCTGAAGGAATGGGCGGATATGGTCCTGTTTGCGAACTATAAGACATTTACTGTCCGGACAGAAGATAAGAAAGTAAAGGCCCAAGGCGGAGAACGTACCATGTATACCAGCCATCATCCATGCTGGGATGCAAAGAACCGTCACGGTCTCCCGGATGAAGTACCGTTTACATATGAATCCATCAGGGCAGTAATTGAAGGTGAAGCTGCCGCAATACCCGTAGCAACCGAACCGGCAGAACAGCCGAAGCGTACCTTTGCAAGCAAGCCGCCGCAGGTATCCATGACAGAAGTGCTGGACAATCAGGCAGCCTGCCAGAAGACTTCTATGCCGGAGGCAGATGTGGATCAGTCTCTTGCGCCGCCGGATCAGCGTGAGCCGTATATTCCGGAAGGCATCCCGCAGGAGCTGGCAGACCTGATGCGTGCAAGCAATGTGGATGAATCAGAGCTCCAGATGGTTGTCCACGATCATGGATATTATCCAATGGATACGCCTGTATCATCGTATGATCCAGACTTTATCCAGGGCTGCCTGATTGGTGCATGGGATCAGGTGTTTGAAAAAATCAAAATCAACAGAGATGAAGTACCGTTTTAAGGAGGATAACAACAATGGCAAACGAAGTAGAACGCGAACTGGGCTGGGAAGAAGAAATTGAAAATGACGGCAATGACTTTGTCCTGCTGGATGAGGGTGTATATCCGTTCAAGGTGACAAAGTTCGAGCGCGGACGTTCCAAGGGCAGTGACAAGCTGCCGCCGTGCAACATGGCAATTCTGACGATTCGAGTGAATGATGAGACAACCATCACTGAGAACCTGATCCTTCACAGTAAGCTCGAATGGAAGCTGTGCCAGTTCTTTGCTTCCATCGGTCTCCGCAAGCATGGAGAAAAGATGCGCATGAACTGGAGCAAGGTACCCGGAGCAACCGGTCGCTGCAAGATCATTGTAGAAGATTTTACTGGCAGAGATGGTAATGTGCGCCAGACGAATCGTATTGACAAATTTCTTGATCCTGATGAACAGGGAGATGCTCCAAATGTGAAGCCTGTTGCAAACAGCCAGCCGCAGCAGCGTAAGTGGACGCCGGGTGCATTCTGATGGAACTACGTCCATATCAGGAGGAAGCCAGAGCAGCAGTCAAAAACGAGTGGGAGAATGGGCACCAGCGTACATTGCTGGTGCTTCCTACAGGCTGCGGCAAGACCATCGTTTTTGCCAAGATTACAGAGGACTGCGTGCGGGAAGGGGACAGAGTGCTGATTCTTGCACACCGTGGAGAACTGCTGGAACAGGCTGCGGATAAAATTCTGAAGGCAACCGGCCTGCGATGTTCTGTTGAAAAGGCTGAACAAAGCTGCCTGTGCAGCTGGTACCGGGTGACGGTAGGCAGTGTGCAGACGCTGATGCGTGAGAAGCGACTGGCACAGTTCCCTGATGATTATTTCGACACCATCATCATTGACGAGGCACACCATGTCATTTCTGACAGCTATCGCCGCATTCTGGATTATTTCCATGACGCTGCGGTGCTGGGCGTCACAGCGACACCGGACAGAGGTGACATGAAGAATCTTGGTCAGGTATTTGACAGCCTGGCCTATGAATACACCTTACCACAGGCAATCAAGGAAGGGTATCTGTCACCGATCAAGGCGCAGACAATTCCACTGCAGGTTGATCTGACGCAGGTCAGCATGTCAGCGGGCGATTTTTCCGCCGGTGATCTGGGCACTGCACTGGATCCATATCTGGATCAGATAGCAGGAGAGATGGAGAACTACTGCAAGAACAGAAAGACAGTCGTTTTCCTTCCGCTGGTCAAGACTTCCCAGAAATTCCGGGACATATTGAATGCCCATGGGTTTCAGGCAGCCGAAGTCAACGGAAACAGCCAGGATCGTGCGGAAGTCCTGCAGAACTTTGACGATGGCAAATATAATGTACTGTGCAATTCCATGCTGTTGACAGAAGGCTGGGACTGTCCGTCTGTGGACTGCGTTGTCGTGCTACGTCCTACCAAGGTGCGCAGCCTGTACAGTCAGATGGTCGGGCGTGGCACCCGGCTGTATCCCGGCAAGGATCATCTGTTACTGCTGGATTTTCTCTGGCATACAGAACGGCACGAGCTTTGTCATCCTGCCAGCCTGATCTGCGAAAATGAAGAAGTATCCAAGAAGATGACAGAAAACATTGAAAAGGCTGCAGTTCCGGTGGATCTGGAAGAAGCGGTACAGCAGGCCAGTGAAGATGTTGTAGCAGAACGCGAAGAAGCCCTAGCGAAACAGTTGGAGGCTATGCGCAAGCGAAAGAAGAAGCTGGTGGACCCGCTTCAGTTTGAGATGTCAATTCAGGCGGAAGACCTGAGCAGTTATGTCCCGTCCTTTGGCTGGGAGATTGAACCGGTGACAGACAAACAGAAAGCACGGCTGGAAAAGTACGGAATCTTTCCGGATGAGGTAGAAAGTGCAGGCAAGGCGCAAAAACTGATTGACCGTCTGGACAAGCGCCGGAAGATGGGACTGACCACGGCAAAACAGATTCGCTTCCTCGAAAGCCGGGGATTCCAGCACGTCGGTACATGGCAGTTTGACACTGCGAAAGCTATGATTGACCGGATTGCAGGCAATGGCTGGCGGGTCCCGAAGGGAGTGAATCCCAGAGAGTACAAAGAGGTATTGACACATGATGGAGCAGGAACTTGATCTGAATATTGTATTGCAGGCCATTGATCCTGCTGAACTGTCGTATCAGGAATGGGTAAACGTCGGCATGGGTCTGAAACAGGCCGGATATGATGTAGATGTATGGGACGATTGGAGCAAAGCTGACAATCGGTACCATGCCGGAGAGTGTGAGAAGAAGTGGCGGAGCTTTCAGGGCTCTGCCGCTCCAATCACCGCCGGCACGATCGTGCAGATGGCGCTTGACCGTGGATGGAGACCGGAACAGCCAAGTTATGAACTGGACTGGTCGGACGAAATCGGCGGACGTGATATCACCGTAGCGGAACAAACGTCATGGCATCCGGCACAGCAACTGATTACATATTTGCAGACGCTGTTTGAATCATCGGATAATGTCGGCTATGTAACTGATGTCTGGCAGAATGACGAAGGCAGATATCTGCCAAAGAAGGGCAGCTATGACCGCACAGCCGGACAGCTGATAGATTTGCTGAGCAAATGCGGCGATGACATTGGCAGTGTCATCGGTGATTACAATCCGCAGGCAGGTGCATGGATCCGTTTTAATCCACTGGACGGTAACGGTGTCAAGAATGATAATGTGACGGAATACCGATATGCATTGGTAGAATCCGACACGCTTCCAATCGACCAGCAGGAGAAACTAATTCGTGAACTGGAACTGCCGGCTGCTTGTCTGGTCAGCTCCGGCAAGAAGTCGATGCATGCGATCGTGCACATTGACGCCGCGAGCTATACCGAGTATCGGCAGCGTGTGCAGTACCTGTACGAAATATGCAAACAACGTGGGCTTGAGGTTGACCAGCAAAACAAGAATCCGGCACGCTTGTCCCGTATGCCTGGCGTTATGCGAAACGGAAACCGGCAGCAGCTGCTGGCAACCAACATCGGCAAAGCAGACTGGCAGGAATGGAAAGACTGGATTGAATCCATCAACGACAACTTGCCGGATGACGAAGTTCTTTCGGATGTATGGGACAATCTACCGGAACTGGCACCACCACTGATTGAAGGCGTCCTCCGGCAGGGACATAAGATGCTGCTTGCTGGTCCGTCCAAGGCGGCAAAATCATTTGCCCTGATTGAACTGTGCATCAGCATTGCTGAAGGTGTCCCGTGGCTGGGCTTCCAGTGCGCACAAGGAAAAGTGCTGTATGTCAACCTGGAACTGGATCGGGCAAGCTGTCTGCACCGTTTCCGGGATGTTTACACGGCCGCCGGTATTCGACCGCAGAACCTGAACAATATCCATATATGGAACTTGCGCGGTAAGTCCGTACCGATGGACAGCCTTGCGCCAAAACTGATTCGTCGAGCAAAGAACAAAGGTTTCATTGCTATTGTGATTGATCCAATCTACAAGGTCATCACTGGTGACGAGAACAGCGCAGATCAGATGGCACGGTTCTGCAATCAGTTTGACAAGGTATGCACAGAACTGGGCTGTGCAACAATCTACTGTCATCACCACTCAAAAGGCGCCCAGGGCGGCAAGCGGTCCATGGACCGTGCGTCTGGCTCCGGCGTATTCGCCCGGGATCCGGATGCTCTCCTGGACCTGATTGAGTTGGAAATTTCGGATGATCTGCGTAAGCAGATTACCGGCACGGAGGTCGGCAAGTTGTGCGGAGAATACCTTGCAAAGCATGATTTATTGGACGATATTTCGCAGGATGATCTTTGCTCTGAGAAGGCGCTGGAAGCGTCCAGAAAGCTGCTGAGTGAAACAGTATACCGTAAGCTGGAAAACGATGCAGAGCGGACGAGAGAGGCTGCAGTGAACCGTTCAGCGTGGCGAATTGAGGGCACGCTGCGAGAGTTCCCGAAGTTCCCTCCGGTAAACATCTGGTTTGATTATCCAATTCATAAGCCGGACAGCTCGGGCGTGCTGGCAGACATTCAGCCGGAAGCAGATCAACCGGCATGGAAGAAGAATTTCAAGAAGAAGAAGTCTCCAGAACAAGCGAAGGAAGACAGGAAATCTTCTATAGAAACAGCGTTCGATGCATGCGGCATGAATGAAGAAGTGACCGTTGCTGACCTAGCTGAATACATGGGCACAAGCGAAAAAACTGTGAGGAATCGGCTAAGAGAACATGGTGGTTTTGAAGTTAAATTCGGGGTTGTGACCGAAAAGAAGTAGGGAAAAAGTCGGGAAAGTTTCCCGAGAATTTCCCTGAGTGAACAGAGGGAAAAAGTCGAAGATTTCCCGAGAATTTCCCTGAGTGAACAGAGGGAAAAAGTCGAAGATTTCCCGAGAATTTCCCTGAGTGAACAGAGGGAAAAAGTCGAAGATTTCCCGAGAATTTCCCTAGAGGGAAAAAGTCGGGAAAATACCGAGATTTTCCGAGGGAAGAAAAAAGTAATATATATATTCTATATATATTAAGAATTCCCTTCCCTGATGGTCATGGGGGAAAGTAGTTGTGCGAAGCTGACGCACAACAACTCCTTCCCCTGTCCATGACGAAAGCGAAAGGAGAACGGATGTGAGAAAAGCAAAAGACAAACGTCTGCTTGTAGCAAAGGACATGCCTCCCTTGCGCCGCAAGCGAGCAGGAGAAAAATACAGCTATAAAAACGACGAAGTTCTCAAATGGATTTCTAAAAGACCAGGAATGCTTTGTTATCTGTTTGACAAGTTAAGCAGCAGTGGTTACATCCAGTACGATTCAGCTACAGGTGTTTGGAAGGGAGTTGACTTCGATGACGATTGAATTTTTCATGCCGATGGTTCCTCCGACGGTAACCCATCAGGAACAGAAGACTGGAATCCGGAATGGCAAGCCGTTCCGGTACGAGCCGCCGGAGCTAAAGGCAGCAAGGGCAAAGCTCACAGCACACCTGACAAAGCATAAGCCGGAATGCAAGCTGAATGGTGCACTGAGACTGGAAACAACCTGGCTGTTCCCTTGCGGCGAATCGCATAAGCCGGGAGAGTACCGGATCACGAAGCCAGACACGGACAACCTGCAGAAGCTGCTGAAAGACTGCATGACGGCTGTAGGCTTCTGGAAGGATGATGCACAGGTAGCTGTGGAATGCGTTCAGAAGCGCTGGAACGATGTGCCTGGAATTCACATCACCGTCACGGAGCTGGACAATGGGTGCGAATAATGCACGGCTGATTTTGGCTTATGCGTTCCGGAATATCCCGGCACCGGCAGAATGGGATTTGTCAGACCTGAAACTGTATCACGCTATGCGCCTGCTTTACGCAGAGCACGGCATGCTGATTGTCGGAGAGGATCAGGCACGGCAGGAACGGCAGCAGCTGATTGAAGCGTGGGAAAAGGAGAAGACAGAATGAACAAATATCCCTGCAACGCCTGTGCCAAGCGTGAACGCTGTACCGGTAGAAACTACCAGTGTTGCCAGAAGTGGTGCGAATGGTTCAGTTACAAGTGGTCAGGGCTGTATGGTGCGGAAGAAAGAGAAAAATACAAAGCGTGGCTGGATTTGATGATCCAGAGAAGCTCTTGGAGGAAGGAGAAAAAATGAGCATCAAAAAATTAGTTCCCGGCGATACCGTGTGGGTAGTGCATGACGATGATTATTGTTCTGGTTCGGGCATTTCCGGATTTATGTTTCTGTCGAATGTAAACCACTATGTCATTGCAAGCAGTTTTGTAAGCCACGCGAAAAATCTTCGTGAGACACTGCAATATATTGCAGAAGAAACACAGGAAGAAGGATACACAGAACTTGTTGTATTCCCGGAAAAATCGTGCTATTCCAGCCGAGACGACGCGCTTGCGGCGCTCGAACTCGAAATGGAGGACTGAAAATGGACGCTGTAGAGTATCTCAAAGCAAGGGCTAGAATGACCAAAGGTTGTCATATCGGGTGTTCTAAGAACTGCCCATTAGGTAAAGGTAAGAATGGGAGAGGAGTAGGATGCATTGATATGGAATGTAATAACCCGGAAGAATCCGTTGCAATCGTAGAGCAGTGGGCGAAAGAACATCCACTGAAAACGTATGCACAGGACTTCTTTGAGAAGTTCCCGGATGCACCGAGAAGGGATGACGGATCACCGAAAGCATGCCGATGTGTCGTATACAGCAATAATCATTGTAAACATAATGGTTGTGAAGTGTGCTGGAATGAGCCGATGGAGGAGGAAAACAATGAGACTGATTGATGCAGATAAGCTGGTGAACTCGCTGGAAAACAACTTGCAGTCATTTGAGGAGATGATAAGCGAACACGGAAAAGGGCTCGCGCACGGAACACGGATAGCCCTCAACCGGATAGCGGAGCAGCCTACCATCGACCCGGAAAGCCTGCAACCGCAGTGGATTCCGGTGGCGGAGAGAATGCCTCAGGAACACCAGATCGTTGTTGGGTGGACAAAAGACAACCCGTTTTCGTGCTATCGCGAAGAAGTGGTGATGTGGAACGGAAAAGGCTGGGTATTTGTATATGCGCAGCGATATGTCACAAACGTAACATACTGGCTTCCGCTGCCGGAACCGTATACGCCCGAAGGAGAGGAAAACGCATGAAGTCAATTCTGTTTAAAACCGAAGCGGTAAAAGCCATTCTGGATGGACGAAAGACCGTAATGCGACGTGTGCTTGCAGAAAAAGAGCGCCTTGATAAGAAGCATGGATTAGATAGAGAGCCATATAAATCCAGAACAGGAGAATGGTGCGTTGATAAACAGACGGATGTTGATGATTACAGAACTTGTGTTTTACAGCCTCGATATCAGCCCGGCGACGTCCTGTATGTGCGGGAGACGTGGAACAAGGTAAAATTGGAAAGCGAAAGTGAGTGGCGTTACGAGTATAGGGCAAGCTGCGAGAATCCCTCGTATTTCAGTAATGGCTTTATGGCGGAGTGGCGTCCTTCCGTTCACATGCCGAAAGAAGCAGCGCGGATTTTCCTGCGCGTTATCGATGTAAGGGTGGAACGATTGCAGGATATCACATATGAAGGATGCAAGGCAGAAGGTTTCGATGGAGCATTTTTTACAGATGATACGGAAGGATTGCCAGCTATTGCAATCCGTAGGTTTTCCAGGTCGTGGGACAGCGCCATCAAGACTGATGATCGTGAATACGTCGGCTGGGAAGCAAACCCTTGGGTATGGGTGATTGAGTTCGAGCGGATCAGCCGCGAGGAAGCGATGCCGGAGGAACGCCATGTTGATTAAAAGCGTAATTGCAATTCTGGTGGCTGTGGCCATTATCGACGCGCTGATTGTATACGCATGCTGCGTTGCAGCTGGCAGGGCGGATGATGTGGCAGAGGAATGGATGGATGAGGAGGAGACCGATGGATAAGCTAGACGCGGCAATTGCCAGATTGCAAGAGGCGGCGCGTATGTCCCAGCAAATCTACGAAAAGCCGCTGATGATTACATACAGTGGCGGCAAAGATAGCGACGTGCTGCTTCATCTGGCGATCAAAGCGAAAATCCCGATGGAAGTAGTACATAGCCACACAACGGTAGATATGCCGGAAACTGTATATCATGTGCGAGATGTATTCCATCAGTTGGAAAATCAGGATATACCATGCACGACTCGTTATGCGACGTATAAGGGCGAACCGGTAACGATGTGGACACTGATACCGCAGAAACGCATGCCACCCACACGGATCGCCCGTTACTGTTGTGACATCCTGAAGGAGAATACGGGCAAGGGTAGATTTATCGCAACTGGCGTACGCTGGGAGGAATCTGCCAATCGAAAAAATCGTGGCACGTTTGAAGTCTTACATAATAAAAAAGAAAAGCGCCTGATTTTGCAGAGTGATAATGATGAAAGCCGCCGGTTATTCGAAACCTGCCGATTAAAGGCAAAGCGTGCTTGCAATCCAATTATTGACTGGACGGACACCGACATTTGGGATTATATCTGTGACAATCAGATCAGAACAAACCCGTTGTATTGTTATTTTAATCGCATTGGCTGTATTGGTTGTCCGATGGCTGGCCGCTCTGGCAGGCAGAAGGAATTTCGGCTGTATCCAACATATCAACGGGCATACATTCGCGCATTTGACCGAATGTTGGAGGAAGGAATTCGAGATGGATTGTGTTATAGCAATTGGCAAACCGGAGAGGATGTATTCCACTGGTGGATGCAGGACGGTGTATTAAGCGGACAAATGAGCATATTTGAGGAGGAAAACACATGAACGACGAAATCAAAACCGAGGATATTATCAATAGCCTGCGTATTTGCGCACAGGGCAATCCGGATGCGTGTGCAGCTTGCGTATATTATGGTATTGCTACGTGCTATGAAGAACTTTGTGAAGATGCCGCAGACCGGCTGGAGCTGCTGAATACATTCGACAAGACGCAGAGCGCGAGGCTGCTTGGCAAAATCAATGCGCTGGAAATGGAAAACGAGCTTCTGCGCGGCACGTTGGCAGAGATGAATGGGGAATATGATCGGACATCCTGCGACGAACGAATTATGCGACAGGCCATTGAAACCTATGGCGTACAGGCACAGTGCGACGTTGCCATCGAAGAAATGGCAGAGCTTACCAAAGCTATCGTGAAGATTCGCAGGGTAGCAGACGACTATGGAAAAACGCAAGCCGCGCTGGACAATCTGCTGGAAGAGATTGCCGACGTGGATATCATGATTGACCAAATGAAAATCATGTGGGGCCCGAAGCAGGTTGAGGAGTGCCGTAGGAAGAAACTGGAACGGCTGAATCGGAGGTTGAACGATGACCACAGCTGATCTGAAACGCCTGGACGAACTGCGCGAGGAGACCAATGGGCTGAGAAGCCGCATAGAATCGCTCAGAAACGCTTCTGCGGTTTCGGCGACAAATTACTCGCAGACAGGCGTAGGAAGCGGCACAGGCGATCCTGTGAGCAGTGTGGTGCTTTCTGTGATGGCTGTCGAGGATAAGATTCGACAGGTGCAAGCAGCTATGCTGGATATCATTGATACGATTCCAGATGCAAAGACACGTAAGATATTCAGACGTAAGTACATAGACTTGTGTACGTGGAACCAAATTGCAGATGAATTCGGTTATGCGGACGAGCAGGGACCCAGAGCGAGG